TTGTCCTTTTGATCCAAAAGAATAACCTTCTATGAATACTTGTTGTGGTGAGTGGAAAGTTTCTTTGATTGTGTCGAATGCCCAATCTGATATTTGACTAAACCTATGTATAGGTGTTTTGTATTCTTTATGTTCAAAGCCGAAAATGTTTTTTGACATTGGCCCAATATATTTTTTCTTATTTGTTAAATAATAAAACTGACTATTTTCAAATATAAAATCTTCAGTTACACAAATTGCTGGACTTGTTAAACTATAATCAATTCCAATTATCGTCTTCGGATTCGTTTGTCCAAATTTCTTCGTCATCTTCTAGTTCCTCTACTTCGTGTCCACAGAACGGACACGTTAATGGTTCTAAATCCTGAACCTCTATGTCCCATTCTACTGTATATTTAGTTTCGCAACTAGAACAAGTTTTTTGTCTTTTCTCAAGCATTATAGTTTGAATTTTTTAAATTGATCCTTCTTAACATCTTGTTTGATACCACCAATCACATAACTTTCGATTTCTGTTTCTTGTGGAGCGTTTTGTGTTGATCTACTATTTAACCAATGGTCAACCCAAGGTAATGGGTTTGTCTTTTGTTCATAAACAGGTTTTAATCCAATTGCTTTCATTCTTCTATTTGCCATATATTCTACAAATTGATGTAATAGTTTTTCTGATAAACCTATCATAGAACCTTGAGAGAACAAGTAAGTCGCCCATCTCTTTTCTTCTTGTACTGCTTCATCATACATTTTATATACATCATCTTCAGTATCTTTAATTACTTTGTCCATTACTTTATCTTTTTCAATATCTCTGTAGTTATTAATTATTCTTTGAGATACTGCTAAGTGTTGACTTTCATCTCTGGCGATAAAAGATATAATCTTTGCTGAACCTTCTAATAGTTTTAATTCACCAAACGCAAATGAACAAGCGAAAGATACGTAAAATCTTAAACCTTCTAATATGTTTACAGTCACTAAAGCTTTCCATAACTTTTTCTTTAAATCATATTCATCAACTTTAGTTTTATCTAAATGCCATCTATGACCTGCTTCAATTAAATCATCATAACATTGTGTAACTGATTGTGCTCTTTTCTCTATCTTTTCGTCTTTGATAATAGTATCAAATACATCACTAGGATTAGAGTATAAGTTCTTAATGATGTATGTATAACTTCTACTATGAATAGTTTCCATAAAGTCCCAAGTTACAATACAACCTTCTAGTTCTGGTAAAGAACAAAATGGTAAGAATGCCAAACAAGGACCACGACCTTGTACACTATCTAACATAGTTTGATATTTTAGATTAGATGTAAAGATTGCCTTTTGTTCTGGTCTTAAATCTGCGTAATCGTTTCTATCTTTTTGTAACGATACTTCTTCTGGTCTCCAAAAATAACCTAGTTGTTGCTGTGTTAACTTGTCAAACAAAGGATACTTCATAGTATCATATCTTTGTACTGCCAAGTCTTCACCAAAAAACATTGGTTGTTTTAAAAAACTGACATCTTTACTTTTATTAAAAACTGATCTAGCCATTGCGTTTATTTATTACTTTCTTATATTGTACAAGAATCACAGTTTTCTGGATCCTCATCTTCTTCTGGTTTGTCCTCAGGCACATTATCATTGAAACCTACTGGATGCGCAGGTTCGTCAATATCTTTTTTAGCATCATATGTGTTTTGATAATATGAAGTCTTCCAACCTAATCTATAAGTTGTTAATAAGTCTTGTGCCATTTGTGATATTGGCACTTGGTTATCTTCAAAGTGTTCAGGATTGTATGACCAGTTACCAGAAATTGCCTGATCAAAATACTTCTGCATTACAGCAACAATATTAATATATCCTTCATTTGATTTCATATCCCACAATAAAGTATAATTGTTCTTTAATTTTCTATATTCTGGTACCACTTGTTTTAGTGGACCTTTTTTAGATTTCTTAACACTTAAATAATCTCTAGGTGGTTCAATACCGTTAGTAGCATTTGAAACCACACTAGAGGATTCAGATGGCATTTGAGCAGAGAGTGTGCTATGTCTTAATCCATGCTCTTTGATTTCTTTCCTTAACCACTCCCAATCATAAGTTAGATTTCTGGTTACAACCTCGTCTACCTCTTTCTTGTAAGTGTCTATTGGTAAGATACCATCAGAATATTTTGTTCTATCAAAGTATTCACATTTACCTTTTTCTTTTGCAACTTGAACACTTGCTTTTAATAGATAATATTGAAATGCTTCTGTTAACTTATCTACTTGTTTCCAACCCATCTTTTGTTCGTATGAGTAACCTTTTTTCGCAAGATAGTGAGCAAGACCAATATAACCTATACCTAAACTTCTTCTTGCCTTTGTAGATATTTCTGCTGCCTTAACTGGATATTGTTGATGGTCTATGATTTCATCTAATCCTCTAACAGCAATCTCGCATAGTTCTTCTAATTCATCTCTTTTGTCTATTGTACCTACATTGATCGCAGATAAAATACATAAAGCGATTTCACCTTCACCATCAATGTGTTGAATTGGGTCTGTTGGTAAAGTAATCTCTTGGCAAAGATTTGACATTCTAATTAAATCTTTAAATGATGAGTGAGAATTACAATGATCTATATTCATAATATAGATACGACCTGTTTCTGCTCTTTCTTTTAAGATGTCCATAAACAATTCTTGTGCGTTTACTTTCTTTTTCTTAATAGATAATTTTCTTTCTGCCTTTTCATAAAGTTCGTCAAACTCTGGTGTTCCCCAAGCTTCATATAGTTCAGGTACTTCGTGTGGTGAAAATAAAGTTATCTCACCCTCTTGTATAAATCTTTCGTAAAATAATTTTGAGATTTGAATTGAGTAATCTAATTTTCTAACTCTATTATCTTCTGAACCTTTATTGTTTTTAAGAACAATGATGTCTTCTATTTCTTGGTGCCAGATCGGAAAGTGAACAGTTGCCGAACCGCCTCGTACTCCGTTTTGAGTACAGCACTTAACAGTTGCTTCAAATTTTTTGAGGAAAGGGATAACACCAGTGTGTTGTACTTCACCTCCTCTAATACGGCTGTTGATAGCTCGTATTCTTCCAGCGTTGATTCCGATACCTGCTCTTTGCGCAACGTAACGCCCAATAGCCATATCAGAGGAAAAGATACTAGGTAAAGTATCATCAGTATCAACCAAGACACAACTAGCATACTGCTTAAGAGGAGTCCGTACCCCAGCCATAACGGGAGTAGGAATATTAATTTTAAAAGTCGAAATAGCGTCATAATATTTTTTAACATAAGTCATTCTCTTTTCTTTTGGATAGTTCATAAAGACAGATGCAGCAATCATCATATACATAAACTGTGGTGTTTCAAATATTTCACCATTACTTCTGTCTTGTACCAAATACTTGTCAATCACTTGTCTTAAACCAGCGTATGTAAAAGTATAATCTCTTTCGTGGTTTAACCAGTTTTCCATTCTATCAAAATCTTTCTTTTGATATTTTTCTATTAGTTCTGGATCGTAAATTTTTTTGTCAACAGCTTTCTTAACGTGTTCGTAAATATGTGGGTGGTCCCATAGTCTTCCGATAACTTGTTTTCTTAATGAGTATAAAAGTAATCTTGCCGCAACGTATTGATAGTTTGGTGCGTCTAAAGAAATTAGATCAGCCGCTGACTTAATTAGAATTTGTTGTATTTCGTCTGTGGATATTCCATCATAAAATTGTAAACCACTTGACATCTCAACCTGTGATGATGATACTCCTGTTACACCTTCAACCGCATACTCTACCATCTCGTGGATTTTTTCAATGTTCAATGGCTCTTTACCTCGTTCACCTCTTTTAATTACATTAATATTCTCAGCCATTGTTCCTCCTATACTTTCTTATATTCATTTAATTTTGTTAATGCGGATAATTTTGAATAAGTGTTGTTATGTATAATATCAGAAACTTCTGCTTTTGTCAACCCTGACATTATCATATCGTTTACATCTTTTGATTGAATCTCACTTGGCCATATTACAACATTACAATCTTTTTCTACCACACTGTACATTCGTTTTACTATTTCTTTATTTCTCGGTTCGTTATCAAATATATATGTTATCTGATCGTTTGGTATTTTATTTTTTAATACTAAATCAGCTCCAGCAGCAGCAAGACAATTATCAATAAAAAGACTATCAAGTGGGCCTTCTGTGATGAAGATAGGTCTTTGAAAATTAACTCTTTCAAGGCCGTAAACCTTTTGTTTGTTTTCATCTAGTTTTACCGTTAGATACTTTGGTTGTTCATTTCCAAAAGCACGACCTTGAAAAGCAAATAACTTTCCTGTCGTATCATAAAAAGGTATTATTAATCTAGGATGGTCAGATTTAGTCTTATATGTATTCGGCTTTACCTTGTTCACCAACTGACCAAACTTGTCACAGAAGTATAACTTATCAAAAAACTCAACAGGTATCTTTCTGTTGTTTACATATTGTTTTGCTGGGTGTCCATCATCTAATTCTTTTATCGTTTTCAAATCAGTTATGATATTAGTTTCTTCAAACACAGGTTTGAAATCAAATGAAGGCTTCGGTGTCGCTGGAGCCCCTTTCTTATATCTTTCTAAAAGATATTCAGAATACATTTTTGGATCAAGCGTCTTAATAAAGTTCGCCAAGTTTTGACCCATACCACAATTATGGCATTTAAAGAACATATCATTTTTAACTCTATAAAAATATGCTCTTGCTTTTAATTTTGATTTTTTCGAATCGCCACAATGTGGGCAACGAAAATTAAAAAGGTAGTCATTCTTTTGTTTGAATTGACTTAACCTCGATTTTAAATTACTAATAAACTTTAGATCAATATAACTCGACATAACACAAAGACTAATATACTATATATTCGTCTAAAAGTCAAGTCTAAGCGCCATTCATCATATGTAATAATGGCATTAAATTCTTTGATAGTATCCACCCGATAGCCAACGCACCACCCATTATAACCCATTTATAACGCTCTAGCGTACCAACTCTACCACCTATATCATTCTTTAATGATTTGATTTCTATTAATACTCGTTTTTCAACTAGTTCTATATCTTTCTTCAACTCTCGGTATACATCAGATATTTCTTCAGCTCTATCTTTTAACTTATCAAATATAACTTCATCTATCTTTTCTTGTCTTGTAATTTTTTCTTCGTGTACCGCTAACATAGATTTGATTGATGAGGAAACATCTGTAAGTCTATCAATAGCAGTATCTAATCTACCTTGAATACTATTGACATTTTCAATATCTTTTCTTAAAGACTCAATGTCAATTTTTATATCTGTTGTATCTTTGTCTGCCATATAATTCTACCGTTAGGCG